TGCCATTATGAGTTCAACGTCTCCTGCATCTACTGTAATTCCATTTTGATAAGAAGTCGTTGTTGTAATAGTTTCTGCTACTGGTAAAAAAGGATATCTAGAATCTCCTTTAACCCACCTAAAGTCAGAAATATATCCTTCAAAATCATACTGTGTATCGCTCCAATGTTTTCCAATACGTACTGTGCTTCCTTGAACATAATCAAGCGAATCAGTGAAAATAGGTGCATGTCGATTACCGTTTACAAATAATATAGTCTTACCAGAATTTCTAGTTAAAGCAACATGATACCATTGTTGTTTCTTGTGTATTCCAGTAGAAGAAGTTCTTACATAATTACCATTTATATATGCATAAAAACGCGAGTTTTGACCGTCCCACCAAATAGTTGGAACTTTCTGAGTACCAGAAGATCTTGGATCAAGCAATACTTCTTGACCTGCAGTAGTAGGATACACCCACATTTCTATGGTATAGTCTCCAGTATCCATATCAAAATCAGCACTAGTAGGAACTGTTAAACCATATCCGGGTCCCGCCATGTATGCAGACCCACCGTGTGTTGAAGAAGAGTATGCTTCTTGAACATTATAAGGACTGAATGCATCTGCTACTACTGTACCATTAGAAGTTTGTATAGCATCTCCAGTTGAACCCTTGGCTTGACTAATATACGGAAGGTTACATGCTTGGTATTTCGTATGACTAGCAGTTATTGATGTATTAACATTTGTAGTTGAAGGGTATAAACCTCCTGTAGTAGTTAAAGGTCCATTAGGAGGAGTGAAGTTCCCAGTATAGACAGGAGTTCCTACTACTATTCTAAGATCATGTATCCATCCTTTAAAGTCATAATTAGGATAATTAGATCCAAAGTTACTGGCTCCAATTATTATTCGATTATTCGTATAGTTATTAGTATCAGATACAGATCCAGATTCATGACCATTGATGTATATTTTACTAGTACCTGAATTTCTTACCCAAGCTACATGATTCCATCCAGTATGAGTACTAATCCATGGCGCATAAATAGCATTTAGGATTGTGGATCCAGCAACAGCTAACCTAATTTCATTATCAAATTGACCAATGGTCCAACCTCCAGCACTCCCATAAAGATTATCAGAAACTATAGATCTAAATGTGTTATCACCAAAATCGTATTCATTTTGAAACCAAAATTCAACTGTTAAATCACTAGTACCTAGTGTAGGTCCATTTGTATCAGTTCGAACTGCATCATCAGTTCCATCAAAAAACCACGAATATCTTGCAGGAGAATAAGGACTAAATGTACCTTGATCTGTATTACCCACAGCTGTTATCGTGTGTGTTGTTCCAGTAGTAGACTTATCAGAAAAAGAACTATTATCACCTCCTGTACCTATAGCCTTTGATAAGAATGTAGTACCTTCAGATCCTGCTATCGTTGCATCAAAAGTCAGAGTGAAAGTAGATGCAGCTGAGGCAATATTAATACCATCTGATGTAGTGAAAGTTAAAGTTCCTGCCGAAGGTGCAGCTTCTCCAACTGAATCCTGTGACTTAGGTATGATAGTATATACAGACGAATCATTGGAAACGTAAGCTATATTATTGAATGCAGAATTTGCTGAATAAGACCAGGTTAGTGGAAATCCTTCTGAGTCTCTTGCCGCCAATGTGATAGTTGTCGCAGTTCCGTTATTGTAAGCAGTAGCATCATTTGCTAGTGCATAACTTGCACTTGGACTTGATGTGAATATCGGTGTAGTATTAATTATAGCAATATTAAACCAGCCTTGTCCAGTATGCACATAAAGTCTGTCCGAATCTTTTGCAAATCCTAATGACCCTGCATTATTTGAATCATAACTTAAAGGAAGTAGTCCAGAGCTATCATACGCCGTCACTCCTAATACTGCTAGTGAACCATCAGAAGCAATGTTATTTGTTTTTACAGCCTGCCCTAAACTCTTTGCTAAATCTCTTGCTCTTGTTTCAGCCATTATTGACTCACCGAAGCATGACTGCCACCTATTGCTAGTGGTCCGTGGTATCTATTTTCATGAGCATTACCAGTAAGTGTACACATTGTAACCCAATTAGCAGCATCATATGTTGCTGTTAATGAACCCGCATAATATTGTACTAATAGTCTATTAGGGGATCTATCATTACTGTAAGTTTCCCATGCAACAACTGAACCAACTAGATCAGATGCTGCAAGAGGATCAGCAAACCAAAAGTACAACATATCTCTATCAGCTACTAAATTACTAGTACCACTAGTACCAGTTGTTGCATATAAGTAGAATGTGCCATTAGATTTAAAAAAGTCTCCATTGTTAGTAATGCTAAATCCACCAGTATTATCTGAAAAGAAATCTCTACCAGCTCCTCCTCTCCAAAAGCCATAAGTACCTTGTGCAGCTACACCACTACTTTTATATGTCAGTGCAGTTGAAGTTAAAGACGTATTTCCTCTCAATATATCAGTAGAAGAACTCCTAGAAGTACTACTATACCAACCTATCTTACTAGAATTTGATGTATCCATATGAAAATAAGAAGTTCCCCAACTATAACCAGATGGTACATAGTATCTCCATAAGTTATAACCAAAAGAATTCTTAAATGTATTTACAGTCACACCGGTTCTAATGCCGTCAGTGGCCTGATACCTTACTTTTAATTCATTGTCAGTAGCATTACCAGATCCATCTGAATCAGAAGTTCTTGAAATAAATTTAAATTCAGCACTGCCATCACTACTATCTCTTATAATAGTAGGAGAAGCTAAAGCGGGAGGTAAACTCGCTGAGTCATTTGAATAAACAGCTTTAGCAGCTGAATCAAAATAAGTTACTCCATATTCAATAGGAAACCCATCTGGATCTAAGGCTTTTACTGTCATAACACTTGAATCAGCATTAGCTGATGGTGCAGGTGTTAATGCCGTAGGTTCAGTCACGAAAAGTGGTGCATCGTTAGTACCAGTTATCTTACCAACCGTTTCGGATATTGTTTTTTTAATTGAAGAATATTTCATATTATCTCTCTATTTGTAACCAACCTTGAGAATCATTGACAAAGACTAAACCCACTGCAGACCTGTTTATATCTATAATGAAGTCAGAATCAGCGCCCATAATTTTTTTACTATTTCTAGCAATGGTAATATTATTTGTAGCTGCAGTTCCATAGGCATCTATGATTCTTACTTCATCTCCTAATGCAGGACTAGCCGGTAAAGTGACTGTCTTAGCACCAGAAGTGCTATTAACAAATACACCTTGACCTGATACTGCTGTGTAATTACTAGTTTTAACTGATTGCCAATCTGTTCCACCTGATACTCTTGCCTGAACATAAGCCGAATCAACTATAGGAGTTATAGCTGCTTCAGTAACAGATATTGCACCTTTATAATCACTAATCTGTATCACATCACCAGCATCTACACCAGATGTCAATATTATAGATGTTCCGTTTGATGCAGTATAATCATCGCTGTCTACGAGTAAGATACCATTTAGAAATACTTCTATACTTCCAGCATTGTATGATAAAATCTGTCCTAGATGATCTGTACCTGAAAATGTGGTTTGAGCAGCACTTGCATTGTATCTAAAATGTTTAACTCCTCCACTAAGTTTACTAAATGTTGATATGTTGAGAATGTCACCACTATCAGCTCCAGAATTTAATATAATATTTGACCCTGTGGTTGCTACATAGTCATTTGAATCTGTTAATAAAATACCATTTAAGAATACTTGAATAGATCCAGGGGTGTAGGATAGCGAATTTCCATCTATATCTGCTCCAGTAAATATAGTTTGATTTGCCCCAGCTTGATAATCAAAATGATTTATTCCAGTAAGAGTTCCAGTTGCATTTGTAATAAGAGAATTAACAGCAGCTGAATCTACATGAGATGTAATAGTTTTAGTAGCACCACTTCCAGTTGCAGTAATTCCTCGTCCTACAAAATTTAATGTTGTACCTGAAGTAGAAAGACTAGATCCTTCTTCTTGAACAGTAACTCCACTTCCACCACCAGATATGGTAATTGTCTTAGTTGAACCGGTACCTGATGCTACTACACCATTTCCTACAAAATTAATAGTTGTGGCTGCAGTCGATAAAGAAGATCCTTCATCTTGTATTGTTATTGAAGATCCTCCTCCTCCACCTCCACCACCACCAGAACCATATGAAACACCTACTGGTAAGCGATCTGAATCTAATCTTCCAGCAGTAATATCTGAACCAGCAAGTTTAGGTATTCTAGCAGAATCAAATGTACCTGAAGCAATATTAGCTGTTGTTAATGAAAGTCTAGCTGAAGGAACAGTTCCACTTGCTAAATTTGACGCATTTAAATTTGTTAAATTTGCACCAGATCCATTATCATTAAGAAGTGTTCCAGAAGCAGTTGGTAAAACTATAACTGCTGAACTACCAGCAGAATGTGGCTGAGCTTGTAATGTTTGTGCATGAGCATTATTAACTTCACAATAAAATTTAATTTTTGAGACACTACCAGTCCCAGTTCGCATATCTATTAAACCATCAGATATTGTAATACCACCAGTTGATCCGTTACCATTTATAGTTACTGAACTTCCACCTAAATTAGAATCAATCATTTTATCTACATTTGAAGAATCTATATTAAGTGTTCTATTTGATGCAATCGTACCACCACCTAATAATCCTTTACCAGCAATAATAGAAACTGCACTATGATCTATGTGTTCGTTAGCTACAAATCCGGATAAATTATCATGAACAATATCTGCATCAGTAGTAGTAATTACACCAGTACTAGAATTATATGTAATACCAGTTCCACCTGATATAACTTTACGCGCTTCAGCTGAGTCTACAAAACTACCTCCAAGTGTAGGAACAGCACTAGCATCTAATTTAAGAGCCAGTGCATCAAATACCGCGTTTTGAGAAGGTGCAATATTTGTAGTACCATTATTAATTGCATCAGCTACAGTAAAACTTCTTATATTAGCTGAGTCAATATCAATTACTCCAGTACCCGAAGCATAATTTATTCCTTTATTACCTACAATTAATTTTCTAGCTTCAGCGGAGTCAACAAAATCTGTTCCTAATTTAGGATCTATAGTTCGAGCTGAATCTAATGTACCTTTTGCAGCTATTGAATTAGTTACTGTTGTACTAAAATTAGCATCGTCTCCAAGAGCTGCAGCCAATTCGTTTAACGTATTCAAAGCTCCAGGAGCAGCATCTACTATTCCGTCAATTTGAGTAGTAACATATGATTTTACTGATTGTTGACTAGGTGCTCTTGTTGCACTATTACTAGCCATGTTATCTTCATCAATTATATTATTTGCTATACGAGCATCTGCTAAAGTATTTACTGTAGCCGAATCTACAAAGTCTGTTCCAAAAGCTGGAATAGTAGGAGTACCAGTTAAATTACTATATGCTCTATAATAAGCTCCATTTTGTCCACCTAAAGTATCAGCATCAATTGTTAAATTATTAATAAATGTTGCATTTACTCGAGTATCAATTAATGTGTTAGCTGCTGCTGAATCTATAAAATCTGTTCCAAATTTAGGTATAAAAGTTTTTATATTATCAGAATCAACACTAATGGATATATCTCCGGAAGTTCCACCACCTAGTAAACCATTACCAGCTGTTACTGAAGTAACATCACCACCACCACCTCCAGCGGCTGTAAATGTAATTGTATCTCCAGAAGCATTTGTAGTGATAGTCATATTACTACCAGCAGCAAATGTTAATGTATCAGTAGCTCCATCAGCAACAACATCATCTTGTCCTGCAACAGCAATTGTTTTAAATGCTTCAGTAACAGTTCCACCACCATCTGCAGCTGGAGCCCATTCAGATCCTGACCATTTTAATATTTGATTTGTAGATGGAGATGTACTACTTACATTTGATAAGTTTTCTATAGGAATTGCAATATCACCAGTACCATCAAATGATACACCAGCTATTGTTCTAGCTGTTTCTAAAGCTGTAGCTGTAGCTGCATTTCCTGTTGTATTTTGATTTAATGTTTTTACTGATACAGCACCAGACGAAACTGTAAAATGATTTGTGTTAAAACTAGCAACACCTTTATTAGATACAGTTGCATCTTCTGCTGAAATTGTGAGAGTATCAGTAGCTGAAACAACAGCATCAATACCTTCACCAGCAGTAACTGTTAAAGTATCACCTAAAGCTATAGACTGAGATGTACTTCCATCAGTAATTGTAAAAGAAGAGTTAGCTAATTTAGCATTAGCAATTGAGCCAGCTAATTGAGCATTTGTAATAGTTCCTGATAATGAACTTGTAGGATAATTAGTTGCATCAGATAAATCAAAAGCTGGAGTAGCATCTGTAGCTCCTAATGCTAGTGATACTCCACCGTAACTTACAGTAGAATTTGCTAACTTAGCATTAGCTATTGAACCTGCCAATTGTGTATTACTAACACCACCTGATGCAATTGTTACAGCACCCGATGTTACATCAAAATCAGCAGAAGCAAATGATGCTATACCTTTATTAGATGTTGTTGCATCTTCTCCAGATATAACATTGCTATTACTGATATCAATTCCCTCACCTCCTGTAAATGAGGAAACGTTTAGTGCATCGAGTTCAGCTTTTGTCGCTAATCTTGTTCCACCCGCAGTAGAAGCATTATGTACACGTAATGTATTGTTAGTGGTATCAAATGTTATTTCACCAGCGGCACCGGTAAAAGAATCGTTTTGTGTAGCGGTACCTCTTCTAAATTGTAATGTTGTAGGCATTTTTACCTCAAAATGAATATGTTAAGTGTATTTATATACTTTTTAAGCTCCAACATGTGTTTCCCCTGAACCATAATCATGAGTTTTAAATGTTCCAAAAGGTTCCATGCAATCATATATTGTTGTTTGATTAGCACCAAATGCATCAGTACTTACAGATCCAAGAGTATTTCCAGCATCATTTTCAAGTGCTACATTATCACCATCTCCTTCTGAAGCTCTTAAATCAAAATTACCACTTGATCCAGGTATAGTAGTTGTATTTGAAGTTGTTAGACTTGGAGTTGTCCCTTGTTCATCTTTTAATTGTATTCCTCCATTAGATGAAATACTAATTTTAGCATCACCTAAATTTATTGATGATCCAGATAAAAACAAATCTCTCCATTTTTTACTTGAAGTACCTAAATCATATGTTTCTGTTTCACTTGGAATAATATGTTGATCTACTGCAGATAAATCTACATCACTTGAACCACTACCACTACTACTATTATCATTAATTAATTTTAGTACATCTGCTTCACCTAAACCACCACCACCTATAGAAGCTAATGATTTATTAACATTACTAACAAAACGAGTATAATCATTATTGTATTTGTCAAGTATTGGTTTAACATCTTCTAATGTAACATTAGTACCATCTTCTCCTTTAGGACCAACTTCACCTTGAATACCTTGAGGACCTTGTTCTCCACGATCTCCTTTTTCACCTTTAAGACCCTGTGGACCACGATCTCCTTTTTCACCTTGAGAACCTCGCTCACCTTGTTCTCCAATAACGCCAGGTATACCTTGAATACCTTGCTCACCTTGAACACCTTGTTCACCAATTAAACCTCTTATACCTTGAGGACCACGATCTCCTTTGTCTCCTTTTTCACCTTGTAATCCTTGAACACCAGGAAGTCCTTGTAAGCCTTGTAATCCACGTTCACCTTGAATACCTTGAATACCTTGTTCACCTTGCTGTCCTTGTTCTCCTTGTTCACCAATTAAACCTTGTTCACCACGAAGTCCTTGTAATCCCTGTTTACCAGGAATACCTTGTATACCTTGTTTTCCTCTTTTCCCTGGAATACCTTGAGGACCTTGTTCTCCAATAAGGCCTCTTTCACCTTTATTTCCTTGAGGACCTTGACGTCCTCGTCTAGGTGGTTGATCTTTTAGTTTGGCAACTTCTTCTTTTAGATTTTTAACAGCTAAGGCTAAAAGAGCTTCGTTGATTATCTGTTTCATGCTAACTCTTTAATACAGTTGCAATACCAGACAATACTTCTAACTCTTTTTCTTTAATTGAAAGTTCAACTTCTTCTTTAAATTCATTAATTGGATTATCATCATCTATTTCAACTTGTTCTTCTTGTTGAGGTTCTTCTTGTGGTGGTTCTTGATTTTGTTGATTTCTTGGAGATTGATTACCCTCATCATCATCTTCACTTGGTTCATCAGCCATTTGTTTAGTAATTTGTTCAATGTCATCATCTGTAAACATTAATACATTCTTTTGAATCCATTCTTTAGAGAAGTACTCTCCTACATAATTACTAGCTTGATCTAATGTTTGTAATCTTTCTCTAAGAAGTTCTGAGTCTCTTAATTCTGTAAAGTGATTATCACGAATAAAATCTACACTAAGATTATTTTTCATCATATCCCAATCTTCTTGAGCAACAACACCCTTTAAGATTAGCTGTTTACGTAAAATGTCCATGAATAAATCTGAAAATCTTTTACGTACTCTATCCACAAACTTTTGGAATTTTAATTCATCTCTGTTAATCTCAGTAGAACGACCTAAACTAAATTGAGCTTCTTGTTCTAGTCTGTTTATTGGTACATTAAGAGAACGATACATTCTCTTTTGGAAATATACAATATCATCTATTTCACCAAGATTTTGTCCTCCAGGTAAAGATGAAACTTCTGTTCCTCTTCCACCTTCTCTTCTAGGCATCCAAAAATCTTCAATCATAGATTGATGTTTACGATCATCTCTTATTTCACCAGTTTTAGCATCATATACTAATTTATTACGGTATCTTGCCATAATATCTTTCATATATTGTTCAGCTTTACCACGTGGCATATTACCAACGTCTACATAAAATACTCTACGTTCTGGAGCTCGAGCTAATCTGTATATAACAAGAGCGTCTTCCATCATTCTAAGTTGATTAATTGGTTTTAGAGCTTTGTGGAGATGAGAAACAATTTGTTTTCTTGTTTCATTAAGTAAACCAGATGTAACATAAGATACAGAATCTAAACTAAGTTTAACACCACTGTTACTTTGCATCCCTGGTTTTTCTTGATAGATGTAATATTCATCTATTTTTTCAATTAATTGTACTCCTGTTTCAGGATCTTTTTTCTTTTTAACTTGTTTAACTTTTCTCATTTTAGCAGCATCAATAGGTCTAATTTCTTGAATACCCATTTTAAGTTTACTTTCATCAACTACTAAATGATGATACAATCTTCCATCAATATACCACCTTTTGAATATATCATGTCCAATATTATGGAAGTCTAACATCTGATAGATGTTATCAAATTCTTCTTTTATAATTTTTTTGATTTTGTCACTAGTGTCAACATTATCTAAATTAATGTCAGCTGATTGTTTTAATTCACTACTACTAACTGATTCATTAACTATATCTTCAATAGCTGCATCAACCTCAGGATGAGTTGCAACTCCTCTATATTTCATTATGAGATTATAATTATCTTTTGAATCATCACCATCAATATTTAAATACTGACCATAATGACTTCCAGCTGCAGTAACATATCCAGCTCCGTCATCATCACGCGCTGGTACTATTGACGGTTTCTTCTTTGGATCGTCCGTCTCTGCTCTTTTAATCTCAAAACCAAATAATTTAAAACTTCTATCGTTCGGTGCCATTATTATATCCTAATTGAATTAGAGGGCCAATAAATGGCCCTCTTGTATTTATTTAAGATGTAGTAACTGGATTTGTAGCTTCGAAGTACTGATAAGTGAAAGTTGTTGTAAATCTTTCAATCTCATCAGTAGAAGCATAACTAACATCAATTGGTGATAGATCAGTTGGGAATGCACCTCTAAAGATGTATTCTTTTATTGATTCACCACTTCTGTCCAGTTGCTCAACTCTTAAGTCTGCTTCATAGGATGCTACATTTGAGAATCCTGTGTTAGCGGAATGAGCGTTAATACCGTTCATCCATCTTTCCATTGAATTCCTGATTGCAAAATCAGTATCGTTAATAATGGTAACTGTCCAAACATCAAATGTTCTGTCTCCAGCCATTTTTAACTGACGACCTCTAAATGGAACAACTATTGTTCCCATTGTAGAACCCGGAAGTTGAGCTGTTTCACATAAGAATGATGTTAGTTCAGGATCACCACCAGCATATGCTGGAAAGTTTATCGTCGCCTTAAATAGATTGGGACGAGCGCCTCCACCTCTTAGTTTTGACTTAAAATCATCTACTCCTAATACTGCCATTTTCTACCTCCTTAAACTGTGCCAACGACTTCTTCGAAGTCGACGCCAGTTCTTACTGCCACAAAATTTAGAGTGACATAGTTGATAGACCTAGCTGGCTTGATGAAGATACTTGCTAAAAATTCGTTTCGGTCTACTACAGCTGCAGTATTGTTTGTTTCATCACAAACAACTCTAAAGTCTGTAATACCTCTACGTCCTTTTACTTCTCTTAATACAGGCTCAACAATATTAACAAATTCAGCTCTTGTAAATTCATCATTGAATTCAAATAGAACTGATTCTGCTGCTCTTGCAATAGCTCTTTCAAGAACTAAAAACAATCGACGAACATTAATTCTATCGAATGCAGAAGGTCTATTAAGTTTAGTCTTATCTCCAAATAATACTACTCCTGTACCAGGAATATTAGCTACAGGATTAACACCAGCTTTGTATAATGTATCTCTTTGAGATTTTGTTGGTGTATAATCAATTGCAGTTATTCCAAAGTATTGACCTCTTCTTGCACCAGCTGGTGAAAACCATGGAGCTCTTTCATTATCAGTAGCTGCCATAATACCCGCTGTAGAAGAAGCTGCAGGAACTTGTACATAAACATCGTTAAACTTGTCATAAACTTTAAGATAGTTACCATCCATAACAAGATAAGATGTATTTGTAAACGTAGCTGCAGTAGTTGTTATATTTGTAGTTGCGGTTGCTGCATTTGTTACATTAACAACATCAGCTCTAGATGGTGATGTTACAACTACACAATCCTTACGGGTTGATCTAGCTGTTCCAACTAAATCGTTAACAACAGTTGTTTGTTCAGTTCTAGTTGCCATACCTGGAGCTATTAAGAAATCAACTTCAACAGCATCTTTATCTTCAAACTGATCAAATCCTGTTTGAATATTAGCTGCACTTAATGTACAAGCGTCAACTCCAGAATCAAAATCAAAAGTTGCTACTTGTTGACTATCTAAAAATGTTTTTGCTACACCAGGAGTAAGTGCTGTACCAGCATTTTCAACTCGGTAGTTAGAATCAAAATTTAACATATGAATATATTCGGATCTTTCATTAATTACATCTTTAGCGTAATTAGTTCCTCCTTCAATATTCTTTGCATTAGTTGCAACAGAAACATGTGGATACGTTTCTAAAATTGTACCAGCTGTTCCAGTTAGAGTACCATTTTGATCAATTACTACTACGTGAATTTCATCTCTTGCGCCACTTTGTGCACTAGCAGAAGATGAAGTACCTGGAGCGGCATCAAATGAAGATTTGTATGCCCAAGTATTAAATGGTTTACCAGAATCACCAGTAGTACTGTCAAATGACATAAGATGATTTGGAGGACATACTGATACACGTAAACTGTTTCCTAGTGCTCCTGGAAATCTAGATACAAATGTATGATATCCTGTTGTATCTTGGACATTTGTTGCAGTTGTACCTAAAGTTGCTTCTTGTGCTTCAAAATTTGTTTTATTTTTAATTACTGGGACTGTTATAGAATTTTGTAAGACAAAATTTCCACCAACTGAGTCTTTATTTGTTCCATTAGGGACAGTAAAGCTGGTGGTGTTAAATACCCGCAATGCACCAGCGCCACCAACCGAATCACCAATACCATTCCATACTGGAAGTGATGATGCTGGGGTTTGAGCTCTAGCATTTTTTGCTGTTCCATCAATTGCTCTTACTACTTGAAGAGAATTTGAATATCTTAGAAACTGGGTAGCACTTACAAAATCTATATTTCTATTATTAGATGTGTCTGGTGAGGCATGAACATCTACTAAACCTTGTTCATTAGTGATTAATGTTCTTTGCTCTACTGGACCCCATCTAAAATTACCTACGAATGCGCCTGTAGTTGACTGGACATTTGGGACACCGCCAGTCAGATCTACTTCTTTAACGACAACCGCAGGAGATTCGGACGGTGTAAAGAGTGCCATATTTTTTTCCTTTTCGGTTACTAATTATAAGAATACATAATACGGTTGTGTTTCAATTTACCATTATTTATAATAATTTAAAAATTAGGATCATACTCAACAGACCACTCACCCTTTTGATTTTGTTCTAATTTTTCTATGTGTTCTGATGCATCATCTATAAAACCAAACGGAACTATATCATCCTCTATTTGTTTTAATTTTTGATCAAATATCATTTGTTTTAAATTAATATCAGTTAGATCACCAAAGTATTGTGTTGATGTAAAATATCCAAATAAAACAAAATTCATTATTAGATCATCATGGTTACCATCACTAGCTTCATATGATAAACCTTTTGCAACAAATGTAGACATTTCTATTATAGTCTGTTCATCTACAATAGTCAACTTTTTATTTTCTAATAAATCTTTTATAGCTGAACATCCAAGACGTTTTGTCTTTCTGTTCATTTCTATACCAATTGCATTAGCTTTTATTGATGATTCTAAATGAACATTTTCATACTCTAAATCATAATATAATCCATTACATACTACAGCTCCTTGATCATTAGCTTCAATTACTACATATGCTTCATTGTAGCCTTTTGCATACTTATAGATAATATTGGGGAAGAGTAATGGAGAAATAGTGTTGTTGCGGTACACAGCAACTTGCTCGAAAGGGCGGACGCTAATATCGATTAAATTAAAAGTAGAATAATCCTGTCCTCTTCCCTTACTTACATCTACACACATGATATAATCATGTTTTTTTTCAGGTTCTTTATATACTAATAAATCACCACCTTCTAATGCTTTAGTATGAGGTTGAGCTCTAAAATCCATCAATGTTTCAGCATTTATTAAAGTATCACCAGTTCCAAAAAATGTATTACCAAATTCTTGATCAAACTGTAATCTAGAAGTATTAGCTATTGTTTGTTCTTTCCATTGTTCATCTCTTCCAGGAACATCCCACCAATCTACTCTAAAAGAATTAAATTCATTAATACCTTGTATAGCCCCTTCCCATATTTTATAGAATGTGTTTCCTATACCATTTGCAGTAGATGTAACTATAATTTTTGTATCTTTACCTGAAGAAACAACAGGATATGTTGAAGTGTAAAACTCAGCAGCTCTTTCAACGAACGCAAATTCGTCTAAGTATAGTAAATTAACGGAAAGACCACGAATAGAAGAACCAGAAGTAGCAGCAGCGATGATACGAGAATTGTTACTAAATTCAAGAGATCCTTTGTTAAGAGCTTTTGTACCTGGTTGTAGAAAAAAGGGAATATTTTCCAACATGAGAGTAACGCGCGCGAGCATTTCTCTTGCAGTCGCGCCTTTATTTGCAAGAACCGCGACGGTTTTTTCTGAATTGAATAAAGCGAACCATAATAAGTACGCACATGCTGAGATTGATTTACCTGACTGTCTGCAAGCCAAAACAATATTAAACCTATGTTCATTGAATACCTCAAACATTTTCTTTTGATAAGGATAAAGTTCAAAAGGTACTAATCCTCGATCTAAAGAGATAATTTTACAATATTGTTGAGCAAAGTATATAGGGTCATTCATACACTTTGCATATTCTTTTACAAGATCAGGTGTCCATTGTTGAACAACACCATCTCTCTTGACATTTATATTACCTAAATAAGTATCATTTAGTGTCTGCTGTGACATCAATGACTTCACCCTCTTGTTTCAATAACTTTTGCAAATCAGCAGTGGATCCTAAAAATACATTATTATTTGTTGTATGGGCTACTTGTTTCATTTCTTCTTTACTAATATCTTTATTCTTTTTATTTAGATCCATTAATTTATCATTTACTTCAGATAAATTTTTAATCATACCAGATAAAACTTCATATGCTCTAGGATGTTCAGAAGCTCGAGCAACATCAATCATATCTTCTAATGATTGTCTACCTTTTTCTAAAAGATCATAGTAAGTTTCTCGCGAGTAATCATAATCTGATTTTATATTTTTTTCACTCATATTATTTTTTCTGTTAAGTTAACAAACTTACGATTTTCCAAGTGTTGTTTTTGAATGTCTTCTTTTGATTGTCCATAATATGGAACAGCATAATGTTTTTCAATCAAATATTCATTTAATGATTGATCAGCATAATTTGTAGTTCTATATAATGAACCTAATATCCTTCCAAACTTTCCTGCTGCATCATATGTTTCTGTTTGTAGTATTAACCACTTATCATCTAAAAAATTCTCTACAAATTGTTTAGCAGCTAAACCATATTTTTTTTCTTCTTTATCTCTAGTTCTTGATTCTGGAGTATCAACTCCATATAGTCTTACTCGTTGATTTTTCAACCAAACCTCAAAACCTAGATCTATATCTATGTCAACAGTATCACCATCGACTACTTTTTTTAATTTACATCTATATTTGTACATTAGGCACTATCACTCAATAAAGTTATTGTATTTGTAAATCCAAAATCACTATCAGCTAAACCAATAGTATTTGCTGGATTTGGGGTTGTTGTAATTCTTTGAATAGCAATATCAGAATCATTTCCTCCTGCATTCATATCAAAGAATGTAGCTTTAGAAGTTCTAATAATATCTGAATTAGATATAGAACCATAAAAACTAATTTTCATTTCAAAATCTAAAGTATATACTATTGTTCGTCTTGTATCAAGAGTTCCTTCAAAATCATCACTAAAGGAAAGACTGTTTATAATAATTGGGATATCTTCTTTAAAAGATGGAAATTCAGTTGCAAACGGTTTTATAGTTAATGAATATTGAGGATTAAATGTAGGTAATATTTGTTCAACGATTTGTAATGCATCATCTTGATTCTTTGCATATATATTTAATTGAAATTGAATATTGTAAGGAACAGGAGAGAAAAACTTTTGTCTGTTTGTATTAGCTGTTCCAGAAGTTTTAAAATTACTAACTTTTGTTAATTGTCTTTGATTGTCATATGAAAACGAAAGAATTTCAAAAGACATACGAGGTAACTTAATAGCTACTTTTGTATCAGTAGTTAAGTCTGGATTTTCTCTAATTCTAGCTAAGAATTTTTCTTTAGGTGCGTATGACAATGGTACTTTAACTTGACTGTTAGGTCTAACAACATATAAGTTATTAAATAATGCTCCAAATATTGCAACACATTTTCTTACTTTTTGATGATAGAAATGAGTACCAAACATTACTAGTCATATCCTTTTATCTTCTTATTAATATATAAAACAATTGCATATACTATTAAACCATATACTGTAGCAATACCTATATCTACTAAGTGCTCCCGCATATGATAAATAAATTGTATACCAGCTTGTACATCTCCTTCACTCATTAATTATTCTCCGGATCTCCAAATGGGTTATTTTCAGTAAAATCAAGGAAACTTAAACTTGAAGGACTGAAGTCTGTATTTTGTTCAGTACTTGAAATTTTATTTTCCTCACTTACACTTACAATTGAGAATGATGAATCAGCTAATCTACCTTGATCTCCAGTAATAGCTACAGTCCCTCCTGCAGTGTACGTATGATATTTATTATCACTTGTATTAATATGTATTAGATGTAATAACTGATCAGAATCAGACCATTTTGAAACTTCACCAGCTATAGTTACACCACTTGAAAGTGTTTGTGTAGCTGTCTCACCTATTTCAATTAATCCTGTAGTGGTATTTAATTTTAAAATATATGTGTAAGCAAAATCTTGCTCTATCTTATCAATAACATCTATACCAGTATCTAAATCTTCATCATTATATTCAAATAACTGACATCTCATTTTGAATACAGGAAGATTGTTTAATTGATAAAATGGTTGTTCATGTTCAACATGCATAATTTGAAATAAAGAATTAGATAATGGAAGATATATTAGATCTCCTTCTCTAGGACGAACACTTGTTAATTCAGTATCCATTCTTTGTACTTGTTGAACCCATCTTCTACGAGAAACAACAAAAGTAGCTTCATCTCTTATCTCTACACCAAATCTTGTAAATAAATCTCCTTCTCCATCAAAGCCTTCAATATTTTCAATATACATTTCAACTTTGTGAGAAGAATTAAATCTGGAAGGTATATCGTGTCCTAAAATTTTATCTTCTTGGACAATATCTCTTGGAAGATAGTAAACATCTTGACCGTAAATTTTTAACGATTCAATGATTATATCTTCGTATAAATTTTGTTCTGATTTTACTTTATCAGAAAAATAAAAATTTCTCATACTATCCTACAAAAAAGTTAGGAGGCATTTCATGTTCTAATCTAATACGTTCACGAAGAGCTTCAATGTCTCCAGATGCATCATCATATATCTGCCTACCGTTTAACATAACTCCACCAGGAAGTTGCATTCCTTCAAACTTAATTAAATTTTGTCCCCATTGTTGTTTAATTAATGCTGTTGTATATTCTTTTAACCACATATCATTAAATATCTGAGTATGAGTACTTGGATCAACAATTTGATATGCTTCATATACTATGTAATCACCTTCTTTAATATCTTGATCTTTAAAATCTCCAAAGATGTAAAGTCTATCTTGTTTTCTAGAATATTCAGTTTGAGGATGACCATTTAATTTAATATCTAATAAAGAAAGATATTGTTGAATTTGTTCAAAGTAAGCTAAGTCACCAGCAAATCTTTGAATGTCTGTCATGTCATTTAACATCATTTGATATTTTACATCAAAGAAATTACCACTTCCACTAATAGTGTTTGATAATGCAAACATACGAGTAACGAATATAATATTATCGTTTATACTAATATATTGATTTGTTACATCAGTGGAAGTTACAAGATGAGAAACATATGTACGTATAGTGGCATCATGATGATATTCTTGATAATATTGTAGAGCTTCATCTACACGATCTTCAAGTTGATCAACATCAACGTTTATCTCGATAACAGGATCACCGAGTCTTCGTTTACAATAATCTATTAATGTAGCTCGAGAAGTTGGGTTTGCCATAGAGGTCTCCGTGTAATTATACTATGGCTATTTATAATATTTTTAATCTTATCAATCAGCTTCTTCTATTGTAAATTCACCAGCATCAACTTGTTTCATTAATTCAACATAGTCTGAGTTTTCTGTATTTATAGGAACAGCCATAACTGTATTATCATTAAGAACTACTCTTATGTTACTATGACTGCCATCATCTGCTAATGTGTCTTTTATGTATTTTGCTGATTTAATATCCATATAATCTCCTATAATTCTGCATCACCAGAAAAAAAAGCATCGTTATCATTGTTAGAATAAACCATAGCTGCATCACCATTATTAGCACCACTAGTAGGAATTGCTTCTTGTACTTGCCAAAATAAATTATTTACTCTTACACTTTGTGCTAATGAAAAAGTTATACCACCAGTAGCTACCTCACCAGTCCAAGTTCCTCCTATTGCCAATGATGGTGCTGCTCTCATCATTACTGGGTGCATACCTTGAAACATAGTACCTGATGAAGCGTTAGTATTTATCTGCATACCAGTTGCTCCTAACGGGCCATAAATATCAGTTGATAAAAATTTGTAAAAATACCTTTGGCATCTAGCTAAATCATCTGCTATTGGCAACAACTCAAAAGGTGTAGCAACATCTCCTAATTCAAACTGCACTCCAGTAAGTTGAAATGTACTTTCATCTGTTGTTATGTGTGTATTTGTTACATGACCAAACGCAGATTTATTATCAGCATACTCTGACCACACATCACCATTAGAACCACCAACATTATTACTACCTACAGATATATGCCAACTTAATTGTAGACCTGTTGTATTATCATCTGCTATAGCTGCAGCTGTGTTTCCTGGATAATTAATTGTTTTGTATTCCCAAGTGTCAGCAGAGTTAATTGTATAAGGCTTTGAAATATTATCATTTCCGTCTTCTTGATATATTCTTACGGAAAATGTACCTGCTATACTTGACTTAACCCAAAAAGACAATGTTGTATTTTTTGCACTAGATGTTCCATAAAGAAGTCTTTGACAATCTTTACCTTCTATTTTTGTAATAAGACTTGTTTGTTCACTTGCATGCAAATTATCTTCAGGAGTTTTAGCCTGCCATTTTAAAGAGTAACTGCCAGGAAAAGTATCAGGTGAGTCTGTTGCTCTTGTGACTTCTACGGATAGTTGACCAACATTAGATTGGTCTTCTCGCCATCTTTCTATTACTTTACCACCACCACTTCCAGTTTTAGTAAATGTTGTATTTCTTTGATGTATATTAAACGCACCATTACCAATCATATTACGATTGGCTAAAGAATTTTGAGAACCTATAAATGCTGCTAATTCTGCTGCTTTACTCATGCTAAATCTCCTAATGTCATGCAACAAGTCATGCTTAAATCAGTAACTGCTCCATTGCCACTAGTGTAAGCACCATAAGCACTTGAAAATGAAACTTCTGAAGCACTTAATACTCTATGATTATCATACATACCAATGTTCATATGCACTCCTGCTCTAACTGTCCCAGAAGTATCATTAGCACCATCATCTTGACTGTTTAATGCAGATACATAATGAGCTTTTGCAGTCGCACTAGACATTGCACTAGTAAATGTGCTGTAAAATTCTCCAGTTGCAACATCTGTTAAACTGCTCTGATTTAATGAATCATCTGTTGCTTGATTTTGTGCATCATAATTGACGTAATGTTTAGACACACCATTTGAAATTGTACTCGTTGCTACAGAGTTATTGCCACTTGCATCTTTTAAGGTATTTACTCTTAGTTCACTTGCCATTATGCTAAATCTCCTAAAAACATACCTTCAATTGTTCTCATATCAGTAAAACCACCACTTGCATCTACTGTTGTAGAACCTTGAGCAAAAGATGGTGGTCTTTGACGATACTGTTCTTCTATAGAGTGACCATTAAACCAACTTATTCTACTACCAGCACCATAGTTTCCATATGCTTCGTTGTCATCTGCATGATTTGAAATTGCACAGTATAAATAATCATTAAAAGAATTTGTCCAATTAGCTTGAAATTTACCTGTTGCAGTATCTGTCATAGAAGATACGTTAAAACTTTTTCTTACTGTTGGGCCTGTATGATGATTATAATTAACCCACGCCTTTGCCAAGCCACTTTGCAAGTTTGTTGTTGTACTGTTGCCCTCTCCTGTAACAGCAATGCTTCCTGCCGTTGTTACACCTGTTATTGTATCTACTTTAAGTTGACTTGCCATTACGCTAAATCTCCTCTCCAAGAAATACTTGCACCTTTAACATCTGAAAGAGCAGAAGTATAATTAACACTTAATCCTCTCACTCTTGAACTTGCTACAGCTTGATTATAGTTTCCTAAAACATAATCCCAATGCCCATCTGTTGAATCATGCCCACCACCTGTACAGTTAGTACAATAACCTTCATTGTTAAAATTATTTGTATGAGTAAATGTATGGTCGCCTTGTGCGTTATCCGTAGTAGAAGAAACATTTAAGGAATCTCTTGTTGAACTTGCAGAATAATCAAAATTAATCCAACCTTTAGTAATCGCATTAATCATGTTAGTGGTTTTATTAGAACCATCAACATAAGTAGAACTATTGTTTACCTTAACATTTGTGCCACCACTACCTGCTTTATCTACGATTGTATCTACATTTAACTGACTTGTCATACAATACTCCAATAACCATTAACAGTAACTGTGGCATTGTCCTGTGTTATAGGACCTGCACTTACACCATTCTCATCACTATTTATTGTAATGTCTGCTGATATAGTTTGACCATTTAATCTTATAATACTGTTGTTGCCTTTAAAAGGATAACGTGTATCTGATTCAGTTTTAGTGTAAGTATTGTTTACACTAAATACATCATACACAATCATCTCTACTACGTCATTTAAACTTGCACCTACAACGAGTACGACTGTTGTGCCTGTTGTAGCTGTGTAGTCTGTTCCTGCTTTTAACAACACACCATTCTGATACACATCCATGTATAGACTGTCGTTGTATGACAGCGTTAATGAATTGCTATCTGAACCACTAAAGGATGTTTGTCCTGCTGTAGCTTGATATACAAATCTACTTCTTACTCCAAAGTTTGGTGCTTTTCCTATGTATGGCATATTATATACTCTGACTTTCTATGAATGTTTTGTATGCTGTCTTAACATCATCTGTCCAAGCAACTTCAGCTATTGCTTTTACTTTTGCATCTTCACTACTTAAATCTGTAGCTGTGTGTGTCCACTTACCATCACTATCTTTTTCTGATTGAAATGGTACTAATGTATGACGATGAAATGAACGTGTTAGTTCTTTCTTAGAACCATCTGCCTGCTCTTCCATAATCTTTGTTGCTTGACGAACTTGTATGTTCCATGTGTTTACGACTTCAATTTTATCGTATTCTATTTCTTTTGTTATATCATTTTGTGCCATATTGTTTTTCCTTTATGAGTCCGTAAAATATGTATGACTTACAAATAGTTCAGAACTACTTAAAATTCTGCTATTAGTTACTATTGACCAATTTGAATTATCATATGTTTCGTAAAAATACATATTAGTTGAACCTGTACTTATATAAGAACAAAATTGAGAACCACTCCAATAAGTGTTAATATTATAAATCATACAAGTGCCTGTACTGTCACCATTATATGTATTTGAAGTAGCCGAACCAGAAGTAAACGGCATACCACTCATATAAAAATGATTTGTACTTGAAACAGAAGATATATCTATATGATATTGTAAATGAACCATACGACCAATTTTAGTATATTTACCCACATTACTATTACTTACAAACCCAATATTTGCGTTCGAACCAAAAGTAAAAGTGCCTTCTTCGTAGTCGTCTAATGTGTTAGCATCTGTGTTTGATGTTACACCTAAATTGATGCCTTTACCTGAACTTGAAAAAAATATATCACCTGTTTCAACATCTATGTCACCACTACTATTTATAGTAAGCCTGTCAGAACCACCAACTTTAAAATTTATAGTATCATCAGTGTCGGCAGTAATAGAAGTGTCGGCATCAGCATCAAGAATTACCTCTTGTCCGTCAGCATCAATACCTGAACCTCTTACTTTAGTTAAAGCCATAGTTTACTCCTTATGCGTAAGGGCTATCACCAAGTACAGACGTATCCCACGCTGCTTTTAATTCAGCTATTGTTGTTGCATTGGTTATTGCACTTGCTGCAGGTGCATTTCTTAATGCAGTTTTCTTATTGACACTTGCAGTCTTAGCAGAACTATCGTCCGCTTCCATTGCTTTCATGTACACAACATCTTCAGCTTCTAATAAAGGTTTTCTTACTTCCCTTATCTTATCTTTAAATATTTCTTTAGCCTTAGTCATGTCTTCAGAAATAACTTTACCAGAAATTGCCCAAGCATTTCTAAAATGTCGGTCTGATGGCTTTGATGAAACTGTTGATGCATCAATCTGGCTGCCATCCTTATCTACAATAAAACTTGTCATATTATCTCCTATGCTGCTAGTTCTATATCTTCTCTAATTTGCCATGCGTTTCGCCATTGACGATGCTCTGGCAGTTGATGTAAACGGCAGATCACCATCTTTGGTTTAT